CTTGACACTCCATCCGTCGCCGCGCAGGTGACAAGCCGCAGTCAGCCGGGGTCGCGTCCGGCACCACCCGCGCCAAGACACACGCATGGGAAAACGCTAGTCGCGGGGGTCGCGTCCCGAAGCGCCAGCCAGCGCTGACCACCAGGCAGCAAGCCGGATTCGCCACCGGCAGGTCAGAGCAGGCAAATGCCTCATAGCCACAGGTGCGGTGGCGAGCGTGCAGAGCTTCATCAACTTTGCATAGGAGGCATGTCATGCCCATCTCTGGAGGCGATCTCGCCACCGTCACCGTCGCCGCGCTCGACAACTACATGCGCAACAAGCCGGTCGATCAGATCGGCACCGAGCGCCCGTTCATCAAAAAGCTGATGGCCGGCCGCAAGACCCTGATGCCCGCCCGCCAGTACTCGGTGGAAACCGTGCGCGAGGGCTACGGCTCCAGCTTCGCCTGGACGTTCGGCGAAACCGCCCGCACGTTCAACAAGCGCTCCACCAACGCGCAGGCGCAGTTCCCCTGGCGCGTCGCCGTGGACGGCCTGTACCTGGACTGGGACATGCTGTTCTCCGCTGGCATCCGCGTCGATCCGGACCCGGCCAGCAAGGGCAAGCTGCAGATGACCGAGAACGAGAAGGTCATCCTGTTCAACATCATGACCGAGCACATGGAGGCGCTCGAGCTGGGCTTCATCGAGAAGCTGGACATCGAGCTGCACCGTGACGGCACCTCCAGCACCGACGCCATCGTCGGCCTGGACGCGCTGATCTCCAAGACGCCGACCACCGGCACCGTGGGCGGCCTGAACGCTGCCACCAAGACCTACTGGCGCAACTACTTCGCTGGCGCCATCGCCACGAACGCGCTGGTGGCCACGATGGAAGCGGCCTGGCGCGCGTGCATCCGCAACGGCGGCACGCCGGACTTCATCCTGGCCGGCTCGACCTTCATCGACACCTACCGCTCGACGCTGACCATCACCCAGAACGCCGACGCCGGCAAGGCCAAGACGATCGACGCCTCGACCGGTGTGGGCAGCGAGACCGGCCTGTTCTTCAAGGGCGTGCCGATCGTGTGGGATCCGGTGTTCTCGGTGCTGGACACCCTGGAGGCGCCGGCCGCCGCCAACCTCTGGGAGAAGCGCTGCTACTTCATCAACACCAAGCACCTCAAGTACGAGGACGACGGCATGGACATCTACAACCCGCCGTCTCCGTACAACGTGCGCGCGACCTACGCGTCGCTGGACATGCGCTGCGCGCTCAAGACCAACCGGCGCAACGCCCAGGCGCTGCTGATCGTCGCCTGATGGCGGCTGCGGGTAGGGGCCTTTGGGCCTCTGCCCGTCCCTGACTTCCGACCCATCACAGGAGAACCCGATGAAAGTGCAAGTTGCAACCGTCGCGCTGGAGATCACCCGCGACGCCATGACCATCCTGCCGGCCGTGTGCCCGGCGCACGAGCTGCCGATCAAGAAGGCGATCTTCGGCAGCGACAACGTGCAGGTGCTGGACGCCAAGACCGAGCCGGTGGAGCTGGACTCCGAGGGCGAAGTGGAGCGCCTGGTGGGTCGCTACGGCGCCGAGGCGCTGGAGAAGTCCTACGGCACGAACTACGCCTTTGCGGTGCCCAAGGCGTGCGAGGACGCCGCCGTCAAGGCCGGCCGGGGCAAAGCCGCCGAGTAACTGAGCCACACGGAGCCGCCATGACCATCCGCTTTCTCGTTCAAAAAGACGGCTACTCGGCCAATTCCCGGGTGACGCTGGCCCCTTCGGTGGAGGCGGCCTACGTGGCGGGTGGTCATGCGGCGTACTCCACGCCTGTGCTGGAGACGTTCGACCCCTCCAACGTCGCTATTACGGGGGGGGTGATTGGGGGGGTGAGCATTTCGACCATTGCCTCCAGCGCTGGCGTTGCCGCAGCGGCGCGCACCGCCATTACGGGCGTTGGTGATTCGATCATGGCCTATGGCGATGGTGTTGGCGCTGGCGGGTCTGCGGGCCCGACCTCAAGCTCCATCATTGCCTGGGGCATGAGCCAGCTTGGCCTGCCGTACAGCATCACGGCGAACCGGGGGGTTGCAGGCAGCACCATTGACGGCATCCTGTCGGGCCAGTTGTCTGCCGCGATGGCCGACAACAGCGACATCTTGTGGATTCATTCGGGCATCAACCATCTGAACCCGAGCATCGACGCTTCCGCGCCAACGGTGGCCCAGATCGTGTCGAACATGCGCCGCCTGCTGTCCAAGGCGACGAGCAAGCCGCTGGTGATCTTGGATGCACTGACCCCTCTGGCGGCCGACAGCATCAGCGGCGCGCTCCCTCGAGTTGCCGACATTCCGCTGGTCAATGCCGGCTATCGCGCGCTCACCGCCGAGTTCAAGAACGTAGTGTTCAATGACGTTTACACGCCTCTGGCGCTCGATGCTGTGTCTGGGCTGGCCCGCCCCGGGATGACGCTGGCAAGCGACGGCATCCACCTGACGAGTGCCGGGGCGTACACGGCAGGCGTAGCGACTGCCCAGAACGTGGCGGCGGCGGCCATCTCGCTGCGTCCGTCGTTCCGCACGCTAACGTACTTCGACCTGCCGACGTTCACTGGATCGAGTGGCACCACCACGGCCAGCACCGGGAGCATCACCGGCACGGTGGCGACGGGCTGCAATGTCCAGATCGCAAGCAATGCCACTGGCGTCGTGGTGACTGCTTCCGTGGGCACGCTGCGCGACTACACCCAGCGCCTGCGCATCCAGAACGGGAACGCATCCGCGACAGTTGTGCGTCTGCAGCAAGCGTCCTTTACCTCGCCTTTGACTGGGTTGAGCAGTGGCGACGTGCTTCGCTTTTCGGGGAGTGTCCATGTGGTGGCCGGTCAGACCGGCCTGTACCGCCAAGATCTGGCGTTCCAGCAGGACCCCTCCGGCAGCACCGTCAGTTTCCCGTCGCTGCAAAAGAGCCCGAAAGAGGACGGATCGGGAGACTCATTCCCGAGCTATCCCACGACCGATTACACGACGCGCCTGTGCGGAGTGGCAACGCTCACCGCCACGCCGACGACGGCCAACGTGGTCTGGTCAATCGAAGTGGCGCCTGGAGGTGATGTGACGCTGGACTTCGAGGGCTGGCGCTGCGAGAAGGTGACGGCGGTCTAGCCGTAGAGAACGCAAGGTTTGAGACCCATGCCCCTTCTCCTTCCTCCCGCCAAGACCTACGCAGACATGCTCGCCGAGTTGCGCTCGCGGGTGAAGCTGCACGCGACGCTTGGAAGCGCCCCGGCCCTGGAATCGATCCTGACCGAGGCGAACGACTACGTGTTCGACCAGCTGGACAATGGCTTGCCGTGGCACTCCACGCTGACCGTCGCGGCTGATACGACCTTCTACCCCTTCGTCACCGACGAGGGGCTGCCGGTTGCCCGGGGCAGTGTGCGAGAGGTGTGGATCGAGCAGGGCGATCAACTCCGCTCGCCGCTGTCCCAGGGCATCACCCATGCTCACCGGGCCATGACGGCAACGGGCACGCCGGTCCTGTACGACACCACCATGACCGGCGGCACGGATGACGCCGGCCTGTACCAGCTGGAGGTCTGGCCTCCACCGGACCGGACGTACACGCTGCACCTGGAGAACAACCGGGTGCTGTCGCGGTTCTCGGAGAGCACGGACAAGCCCTGCGCGCCGTACCGGCTGGTGATGGCCTATGCGATCGCCACGGCCAAGGCGCACTATGGCCAGGCCGACGCCCAGATCTCGGGCCAGGCATTCAAGAATTTGCTGACTGCTGAAAAGGAGCGGCAGCGGGAGAACCGGCGATTTCTGCCGGGTCCCGCTGCCAGCTGCTTTCGTTCGTCCGACGATTGTGGTTGTGGCGCCTCCGCCATCACCCTGATCGCGGGGCCGGCGCCTGGGCCAACGCCGGCTCCTTCTCCTGGCCCGTCTCCGGCGCCGAGCCCTTCGCCGACGCCTTCCCCATCCCCGAGCCCGGCGCCGACACCCGCACCGGCTCCCGGCATGTACTCGGCCAAGATCCAGGCCGAGGACGCCATCCTGTCGGGCATCGTGCCGTCCACGGATGTCGATGGTTACGAGGGAGCGGGGCACTCCGACTGGATGACCACGGGCGCGCAGGCGGCGACGTTCCAGTTCCTGGGCGTGCCGGCCGGCACCTACGACATCACGATCCGGTACTACTGCTTCACGCCGCAGACGAACAACGTGATCGTCAACGGCGGCTCGCAGCTCAAGGAGTTCAACACCCTCGGCGCATGGACGGTGCTGACCGTGGCCGGTGTCGATCTGGTGGAGGGCGCGAACAGCATCGTGCTCACCGCCGATTCCGGCTACACCTTCTTCGACTGGGTGGCTATCACCGAGACCGCGGCGGCCAGTCCCGCGCCGGCTCCTGCTCCTGCCCCGGGAGTGGCTCCGAGCATCACCACCGCTCCGCATCCGACCGAGTGGCTGCAGGCTGGCAACGCAACGGACGCCTATTTCGTGGACGACAACCGCTGGGGTGCTGGATCGACCACGGAGGGGCCAAACCCCGATCAGTACATGCAGGAGGTGGGCCGGTCCCTCTATGTCGGCCCGAACGGCGAGGTGGCCTTCCGCGAAAAGTGGCGCTGGCCCGCGGGCACGACCGAGGTCAAGGGCTTTCCGTCCATCATCGCCGGGCGCCGGCCGGGCTACTACGGCCCCAGCACCAAACCGGGCTGGGAGCGCGACGTGGTCCTGCCCAGCGGCGACACGTCCACACTGTCGCCATCGGGCTACACGCCCGGGACTTTCATGCCGACGCAGCTGCCGCTCGCGTCGCTCAAGGCTAAGTTCGATCTCGAGCAGAACATCACGCCCACGGGCGAGGGGCATCTGACCTTCGACATCTGGCTGCAGTCCGCGCCGGGGCAGGACTTGGGCTTTGCAGCCTCGTCCATCACGCACGAGATCATGATCCCGCTGACGAACTGGGGCGGCTACGGCTCGCACCCGAGCGGGCGCAATCCCAATTGGTACGACCACTCGCAGACCATCGCAGGCAAGCTGTACCACATCTACATCACCAAGAACTCGGGCCGCAATCCGGTCACGGGCAACTGGGACTTTGCCGGCTCGGGTCCGGGCGGCGTCTACCCGGGCCTGCAATACAACTTCGGCGACCTCTCTGGCAACTACACGAACGTAGAAACCGGCCAGCCCCGCCGCGGCTGGAAGATGATCGCCTTCGTTCCGGACGCCTTCCCCGTCGCGCCGGGCGAGATCGACCTGGCCGCCATCATCAATTACGTCTCCACGCGCTACGACCAGCGCGGCGTGGCCTGGGGCCTGGGCAATGAGTACCTCGCCTCCGTGGAGCTCGGCGTGGAGCCGGTCAGCGGTGAGGGCGATCTGACCGTGTTCGATTACCGGGTCTGGCGCCCGTGACAAGCAAGGATTGAAGAATGGCATACATCGGACCACAAGACCGCGTACTTGAGACCACGACCAGCACCGGAACAGGGGAGATTGCACTGGCGGCCGCCATCACGGGTTTTCGCCGATTCAACGCCGTCTGCGCGGTGGGCGACACGCTGTCGTACTTCATCGAGGCGATCGACTCGGTGGGCCTGCCCACGGGCGACTATGAGTACGGCATCGGCACCTACTCGGCGGCCAACACGCTGACGCGAACCACCGTGCTCGGCTCGTCCAACGGCGGGGCGGCAGTGAACTTTGCGGCCGGCAGCAAGAACGTGGGTATCACCCTGCAAAGGTATGACCTCGTGAACTGGGGCGCCCAGATCGCGCCGGCAGGCACGGTGTTGCAGGAGGTGGTCCTGACCGATGCCGGCGCCAGCACCACGAGCAACGTGCTCACGAACGTCACGGCCTCGACCAAGAACATCACGCCGAAGAGCGCCAACAGCACGATAGTGATTGATGTGGCGTTCAACGGGCTTGTGCTGGCGGCGGGTGCTGGCCTGAACTCCACTGGCGGGTTCCGGCTTTTCAACAGCACGGCTGCCGCAGACATCGGTATCGAGCAGACGCTTGGGACGGTTTCGGCGGGCGGGGCGAACCTGCAGTCTCAGGCGCCATGTGTGATCCGCGCGACGCTTGCCAATGCCGCGCTGACAACCATCGGCTTCTTGCTGCGCGCACGCTATTCGACTGCCTCGGCGCAGGTAGCCGCGAACAGCCAAGTCTGGACGATCCGCGAGATCAAGGCGTGACGCGATGCCCTCGTTGACTCTAGATCGCTTCGACGGCGGCCTGCTGCTGGCGCGGCCCTCCACCGTCTCGCCGGCCAACAGCCTCTCGTCCATGCGCAACATGGACGTCCAGCCCGGCGGCTGGCTGCGCTCGCGCGCCAAGGTCAAGAAAACCGCCAGCGCCGTGCAGATCGGCCCGCAGTGGAAGGGCCTGGAGGCCAACGGCGGCTACCTTTGGGTGTTCTCCTGCTGGAATGTCTCGAGCACGGGTCTTATCAGCGACATCATCAACCCGGACACGGGCGACAAGGTGCTGTATGCCTTCCGTTCCACCGGAACAGGGGGCGATTTCAGTCAAGCGTCGCGCTGCCGGCTGATTGGCCTGACGCGCTGGAAGGAGGGCTTCCTGGCCATCCAGGCGGACGGCTCGGGCAACACTTTTGCCACCCTGTTCGGGATCGTGAGCGGTGCAGCCAGTGCGGCGTCGATTGCGGACGCCAACTGCCCCAAGAGTGGGGCGATGGTGACGATTCAGAACCGCGTGTATGCGATCTCCGATGACGGCCAGACGGTCAAGTTCTGCAAGGTGGGTGATCCCACCGACTGGACAACGGCTGGCAATGCGGGATTCTTGCCCATCTCTCAGCACTTCGGCGGCAGCCAGCGCGCCTACGGCCTCGGGCAGTACCAAGGCAAGTTGTCGGTCTACGGCGATCAGTCCGTGCAGCTGTGGAACGTTGACCCGGATCCGACCGCGATGGCGCTGGACCGCGTGATCTCTGGCGTGGGAACGCGCCACCATCGCAGCATCGTGTCCCTCAACGGGGACGAGCTGTTCCAGTCCGAGACCGGCGTCCGCTCGCTCACGACGCCGAACAATGCCCTGTTCCCGACCGATGTGGACGTGGGCCTACCGGTGCGCGCGATCACCAAGAGCCCAGTGCAGACGACCCGCTTTGCCCTTGGGGCGCTGGAGCCGGCTGTGCTGGCGATGGCCGCCACGCCGCTGTCGCAATACTGGATCGCCGCACCCGGCGCATGGAGCCACTGAGATGCTGGGAACCGGCCTGCTCGCTACCCGCCCGCTCGCATCCTCGCCGCGGCTGCCGCGCCCGTTCCGCCCGGCCAGCGTCGCGGGCGAATTCGGCTGGGCCGCTTGGTCTTTCAGTCGGCAGGCCAAGCTCAATGCCTGGGGCTGGCACGGCCTGGGAGGCGGCGACCTGTACGCCATGGCCACGCTCGGCAATGTCGTCTACGTGCGCAAGAGCGAGGACGGCTACATGCACGCGCTCAACCCGGATGTCTTCTACGCAGACGGAGAGGTCTCGACCGAAAGCCAGAGCGTGGAGGCCATGACGCAGTGGCTGGATTTCGGTCAGCCGGGAAAGGGCAAGGCGCTGACTGGGATTGATTTCGATGGCGTCGGAATCGACACGATCGAGGTCTACATCGCCGAGGCCGGCAACCGCGACGGCGTGTTGGCCGAGTCGATCCCGATCGGAAGCAACGACGGCGGCTGGACCTACAACGGCGAGGTGGTCCCGCTGGAGGTGGCCGCGACCGAGTTCAAGCTGCGATTCATCGGGCGCGCCGACATCGAGGCCACGGTGAATCGTCTGACGCTTTATTGGGAGCCGATCGCATCGTGACCCCGCTGTTCCTAACCTCGCAAAGGCTGCTGTCGCAGCACTGGCCTGCGGCGGCAAGGCTGCTCGAGCCGGTGCTGGGCGCGGCGCGGGGGGAGTTCACGCTGGACGATCTCGAGGAGCTGTGCCGGGATGGCCAGGCCGTGGCCGGCGTGCTGTACGAGGGCGAGAGACCGGTGATGGCGATGGTCTTCGAGTTCCGCTACTACCCGCGGCGCACGGTGTTGAACGTCATCGCGTTGGCGGGCAGCAACCTCGCCCAGGTGGCCGGCACTTTCTGGCCCAGTTTTGTTGCGTGGGCGAAAGAATCGGGAGCAACCGAGATCGAGGCCAGTTGCGCCCCGGCGATGACGCGCATGCTGCGCCCCCTGGGGTTCTCGCACACCTACGACACGGTGAGGATGCCATGCTGATCTACCCGCGCCACGACCCGCGATTCCAAGACAAGCGCCTGTACAAGGGTGGGGACGGCGGCGCCGGTCAGATGCGCGCCGACGAACAGGCGCGCCAGGACAAGGTGCAGGCCGCAGTTGATGCGATCAACGCCAAGTTCGGCATCGGCTCCGGCGGCACGGGCGCGACGGCGATGCCCACGCGCGAGCAGTTCACCAAGAAGGGCGCCTCCAGCATGTGGGTGCCCGGCGCGGGGCAGGGCGAAGACTCCAACCAGGGCGGCTATTACGGCAACCCCGGCCAAGACGTGTTCGATGAGGCCGGCTACAACAAGGCCCTCGAAGCTGCCAAGGCCCAGGTGCAGGATGTCAGCGCCGCCAAGGATGCACGCGAGAAGCAGTACGCCGACATCTCCGCAGCCGTGCGCGACACGGCCCTGCGCGATCTGGACCGGCAGTACTCCAAGGCGAGCAATCAGAACCTGTTCGGGCTCGCGCGCTCGGGTCTGCTGGGCGGCTCGGTGGATGCCGAGTCCGGCGGCGAGCTGTCCACGCTGTATGGCGAGGGCCGACTGAAAGCCGAGCAGCAGGGCGTGGGCGCCGCGGCGGATCTGCGGGCGAGCGACGAGAAAACGCGCTCCAACTTGATCTCTCTGGCGCAGTCTGGGCTGGACACCGGCACCGCGGCGTCGATGGCGGCCGGTCAGATGGCGGCGGCAGCCGACGCGGCCAAGGCCAACGCCAACGCGGCCACGGTCGGCGACACCTTCGGCAACCTCTCGCAGGCGTATTTGACAAACAAGGTCTTGCAGGCCCGCTACCCGAATGGTCTGCCGCAAAGCGGCTCGGGCGGGTACTTCACCAACGTGTTCAACCCGGGCGCCGGCAACAGCGGCCGCATTTCCAAGTAGGAGCAGCCGTGGATCCGTTGACGTTGGCGATCATCACGACCCTTGCGGGCTCTGGCCTGCAGATGTACTCGCAGAACCAGGCGGCCAAGCGCCAGCAGCAGGCGGCACTGGAGTCGCAGCAGCGCCAACTCGCCGCGCGCAACCAGACGACGGACATGGCCGCCAAGGCGGCCAACGAGTTCGACCCGGCGACCCGGGAGCAGAACGCGCAGGACGCGACGCAGCAGCTCACGCAGCAGTACGAGAGGGCCGCGCAGCAGCCCGGCGTGACGGCGCAGGGCCTGCAGATCGGCGCCACCGTGCCGGATGGCTCCGCAGGTGCCGATTACACGACGGCTCGCGCTCGTGAGGCAGTCAAGACGACCCAGAGCCTGCGCGCCCTTGCGGGCCTCATGGGGCGCATCGGCGGCGCGAGCAAGCTGCGCCAGGACGAAGCAGTCAAGCTGGGCGATACCGCCGGCAACATTGAACGGGTCCAGCGCGGCGCCGAGAACGTCTCGGGCATCGACCAAATCGGCATCCAGGCCGCCGGGCAACAGAACCCCTGGACGCAGATTGCTGGAGCTGGCCTGCAGGCCTATGGCCTGAGCGGGCTGGCAACGGCCGGCCTCGAGAAAGCGGCGAATCCCGCTTTTGCGCTTGCCCCGGAGCAGGGCGGAACGGGGTTGAGCCTGTCCAAAGCCGGGACAGGTCTGAACTTTGGTAGCGGTGGCCTGGGCCTCAAGCAGGTTCCCTGGATGACCGCAGCCGCGCGCTAAGGAGAACAGAATGCGGTTTCGACTTGGGACCGGCGTGACGGCCGGCGGCGGCGAAGGCGGAGGACTGGCGGGCGGCATCAGCCGCGCCATCAGCGGATTTGCGATGCTGCCTGTCATGCAGGCGCAGGCTGCCGAGCAAGGGGAGCAGGCCGCGGCCAAGAGCGCATTGATGGCGTCCCAGCAGAAGCTGGCGGATGCCCACGCGGCACTGTTCGGCGCGCAAGCGGATGGCGAGCGCCAGCAGCAAGCTCGCGGCACCACCGATGCGCTCCTGGATAGCGCCGCCTTGCAGAATGGCGTGCCGCTTCATCTGCTGGGCGAGTACGCGACCTACGCCAAGACCGGCCAGCTTCCCGGCCAGTACGTGCAGCCGCCGGAAGATCTGGGCGGCGGTCCGGCGCTGCCCGCGCCTGGCTATGCCGATCCGGGCCTCAGCCGGCGGATCTCCCAGACCCTCGGGCTGACGCAAAACGCGCTGGCCATGGGCGATAAGGACGTCGCCCACGTAGCGGATGCGGCTGGCAAGTACCAGAAGCAGGGCGCGATCGACGCCATGGCCGCACATCCTGGCCTGGTTGCAGCCTACGGGCCCGCCTTTGCCGCCAGCGAAGGCAAGAAGGTCATCGACAACATCGGCGAAAGCGGCGCCGGGTACAACGTCTTCACGGGTCAGGGGCAGACGCTGGACCCGGGCATGTACGCGCTGTTTGGCGACAAGGGTAAGGCCGAGATCCGCCAGAAGAATGCTGCGGCCGGGGCGAGCAATGCGTCTGCCGCCAAGTACCGCGCCGAGACGGAGCAGATCGTCAACGGTCCCAAGGGTGTTCTCGTGCAGACCGAGGCGGGTCCCGTTTTCGCGGATCCGCGCTCCGGTCGGAGCGTGCCGGTTCTCAACGCAGACGGCACTCCGGCACTGCCGGCCAAGAAGGATAAGGCACTGCCTGCAAGTGCCGCGAAGGGCTTGCTAGAGAACCAGGACACGCTGCGCCGGGCGGAGACCGCGCTGGCCCTGGCGGAAGGCAAAACGGTTGGCGGGATCCAAGGCGACGCGGAGGCTACGGGCCTGAAAGGCTACTTGCCCAATGGGCTGCTCAACCGAACGGATGCCGGAGGCGTCGATACCCGCGCTGCGCTGGCTGATCTGAGCTCCATGCTGGTTCACGATCGAAGCGGCGCGGCCGTGTCGGCGTCTGAGTTCCCCCGCCTGCGCCCGTTCGTGCCGCTTGCAACGGACGATCCGGAGACCGTGCGCAAGAAGCTGGCGATGTTCGTCAACAACTACCGCGCGATCGTGGATGACCAAGTGGACTTCTACAAGCAGTCCGGCTATGGGGTGCCGAACGAGACGCTTCGCAAGGCAGACGTGAAGCCCGCCGCTGGCGCTTCTGGGAAGCAGCCCTTCCAGCTCAGCGCCAAGGATGCGGAGCTCCAATACAACAACCTGCCCAGCGGCGCGGAGTTCATCGCGCCGGACGGCTCTCGCCGGAGGAAGCCGTAATGGGCTGGCAAGACGCTCCGCTCGTTGAGGTCAAGGCGCCTAACTGGCAGGCCGCTCCGCTTGTCGAGGACAAGAAGGGCGGCTTCCTGCAGCAGGTCGGGAACACGGTCGGCGGGCTCGTTCGCGGCGCCGGCTCGATCGGCGCAACGATCCTCGATTCGGCCCGCGGACTCGGTGCTGCGGCGACCAATGCGACGCCAGTGCAGATGCGGCCGGATGTGACCACGGGCCTGCAGGAGCTGCCGCGCGGGGATGAAATGAGGTCGGGCATGGATGCCGGCCTGCAGGAACTCGGCGCCGATCCCGGCTCCCTTGCCTACAAAGGGGGCAAACTGACTGCGGAAGTCGCTGGCACGCTCGGCGTGGGCGGAGCGATGGCAAAGACGGCGCAGGCGGCTGGCGCGGCGGCACCCGTGGTCGAGGCGCTGGCGTCGGGGGGGCTCAAGGCCGGCGGCGTGACTGGCATTCGCGGCGCGGCTCTGCGCGCTGGCGCGGGAGCGGCGACCGGTGGTGCGACCGGCGCCCTTATTGACCCGAAGCACAGTGGAGGCGCCGCCGTGGCCGGCGCGGTAACGCCCGGCGCACTGCAGGCGCTCGGCAAGGTCGGCTCTGTTGCTGGCCAAGGCTACCGGGCAGCCAAGGCTGCGGTTGAACCCTTCACAGAAGCTGGGCGCGGCGCGATCGCCTCGCGCGTCCTGGCGAATGCTGCCGGCGATGAGGCGCCTGCGGTGATCTCGCGCCTGGAACAGGCGGCCGAGCTGGTGCCTGGCTCCGCCCCCACTGCGGCCCAGGTGGCGGAGAACGGTGGCGTGGCGGCGCTTGAGCGGGCGGTGGCGGCGCAGAATCCAGCGCCGTTCACCGAGCGCGCGATGGAGCAGGCTGCAGCGCGCACCCAGGCGCTGCGTGACATCGCCGGCACCGATGCCACCCGGCAGGCCGCAGTGGATGCGCGCGAAGCAGCAACGGGCGACCTGTACCGGCAAGCCACAGGCGCGACGTACACCATGGACGAGCGGTTTCAGCGGCTGCTGCAGGCCCCCGCGATGCAGCAGGCACTAGCCCGTGCGAAGGCGCTGGCCGAGAACAATGAGCGCGCGTTCACGTTCGAGGTGAGCCCGCCCGACACGTTCCTTGGGCTGGGGAACAGCCGTGTCGCTGCCAGCAAGCAGATCACCGGTCAGGGCCTGATGGATTTGAAGATGGCCATGGACGACATGTTGCGCGATCCCGCGAGCGGCTACGCGGGCGCTGCTGGCAACGCGCTGAGGTCTCTGCGAGGCAAGCTGGTCAACTGGATGGAGGACAGCAATCCTGCGTTCAAGGAAGCCCGCACGCTGTACGCCGAGAAGTCCAAGCCGATCGGCCAGATGGACATTGGAACGAAGCTGCTGGAGAAGCTGGAGCCGGCCCTGAGCGACTACGGCGCGCTCGGGCGCGAGACTGCGGGGCGCTACACCCAGGCGCTGCGCAATGCGGACCAGACAGCACGCACGGCGACCGGCTTCAAGGGTGCGAGCATGGCCGAGACCATGACGCCGGACCAGATGGCAGCACTGGAGGCGATCGGCTTCGACCTGGGCCGCAAGGCAAACGCGCAAGACCTGGGCCGCGGCGTCGGCTCCGACACCTACCAGAAGCTCATTCGGGGCAACATCGCCGACCAGGCGGGGCACAGCCGCGCGATGGACATCCTGTTCGATCTGCCGCTGCTGCGCAAGATCCCGCAGGCGATCTATGAGGCGCCGGAGCAGAAGATCCGCGACGACGTGGCCCGGGCGCTACTGCAGCCGAAGTCGGCGGCTCAGATGATGAAAGACGAGATTGCCCGCAAGGCGGTCAAGGCGCAAACGAGCCAGCCGCTGCTCAGCCCCGAGGCTCGCGCGGCCCTGGAGCTTCTTTTCGTGCGGTCCAGTCCTGCTGCAGTGTCCGGCCAGTGATGGCGGCATAGAGGAAGCAGACGACGAACACTAGTCCGCCGAGGACAAGCAGCTTCCAGAACATGAATTCGGTGATGCTCACGACCGAATGGTAGCAGCCGAGCCGGCGCACGAGTGACTTTCCGGCGCTGACGGCTGAGCCCCTTCGGACACTCTGGGGCCATGACGCCGCCAGCCTCCCACCAAGCTCGAGAAGCGCTGCGCGCCAGTCTCGCCGAGAACCAGCAGCAACACGCCCTCACGGAGGAGTCGCGGAACCTGCTGGCCGATCTGCTGGAGAACCGGATGCGCGCCGCAGTGGCCGAGGGGATCGCCGAAGCGCTGACCGAGGATGCCGCGCAGAAGTTCGTGCGCTCCGTCTTGGCCGAGGCCCAGCGCCTGGCGACGGCCAAAGCCGGCGAGGCGGCGGTCGGGGTGGTGGGCGCCCTGGTCAAGCGCGCGGCGCTGTTCCTGTTCCTGGGCAGCGTTGTCTACATGGTCGGCGGCTGGACCGCGCTGGCGTCACTGGGCAAGTTCCTGTTTGACAAGGGGTGAACGGCATGCGCATCTGCATCGTCCTGCTGCTGGTGCTGCCGGCGCTCGTGCTGCTGTGGGGAGTGATCTGATGGACTTCGACGCGGCATTCGAGAAGCTGATCGACCCGTCTCGCGAGGGCGCCGGCCTTTCGCTGGACCCGAAGGACGCCGGCAACTGGACTGGCGGCGAATGCGGAAAGGGCACGCTCAAGGGCTCCAAGATCGGCGTCAGCGCGCGCAGCTACCCGGGCGAGGACATCGCCGGCCTGACGCTGGAGCGTGCCAAGGCGATCTATCGGCGTGACTTCTGGGGGCCGGCCGGCTGTGACGCCGTGCCGCACGGAGTCAAGTTCGACCTGTTCGACATGGCCGTCAACTCCGGGGTGAAGGCGGCCGTCCGGACGCTGCAGCGCGCCGTGGGGGTGGATGCTGACGGGATCCTAGGCCCGCAGACGCTGGCGGCGCTGCAGGTCATGCCCACGAGCCGCGCGATCGCCCGGTTCAACGGCGCGCGCCTGCTGTTCATGGCCGATGCCCCGACCTGGCCGGCGCATGGTCGCGGCTGGGCCCGGCGCGTGGCAACGAACCTGCTGGAGGCTTGATGGATTGGAAAGACGTAGGCGACTGGCTAAGGACCAACGCTGGCACGGGTGCAGCCCTGGTGGGCTCGCTTCTAACCGGCAACATACCCGGTGCGGTGGCGGCCGGCGTCTCGCTGGTGTCAAGCGCCACCGGGCAGGCATCTCCGGATGCCGCCTTGACTCAGCTCCAGAATGACCCGGCCAGTGTGCTCAAGCTGCGCGAGCTCGCCCTGCAGAACGAGGCCAGCATCCGCGAGCACATCCGCGCGATGACCGAGCTCGAGCTGGCCGACAAGCAGGCCGAGCAGCACGAGACGCAGGAAACGATCCGGGCCGGCGACCGCGCCGAGGATCGGTTCGTGCGCTGGACCCGCCCGGGGCAATCCTGGGCGAGCCTGGGCGCAGCGTTCGTCTATGTGGCTGCCAAGCAGGATCCGAGTGTGGAGGTGCTGCTGGCGCTGCTGGCGCTGCCGTGGGCCTATGCCGGCCTGCGCCAGGTGGGCCACTGGGCTGAGACGGTCAGCGCCAAGCGGGCGGCTCCGCAGAAGTGAGGATGTCGGCAGCGACCGCCTGAGCTATCCTGCCAGCGCGCTCTACCTCCCTGTGCGATCCTCTGCCCCCGGTGCCCGAACAGGGCCCGGGGGCTCTTTCATTCAGGACCGCCAGACCCGCCCCTCCTGCCACCCCGGCCTCTTGATCTTGACCCAATCGGCCGACCTCACGCCCGGGTGGTAGGTGCTCGCCCTGCGCTTGGCGACCACGCCCTCGATCGGCAATCCGGCCTGCACCATCACCCGGAAGACATCGGCATGCGCCGGCAGGTCGTCCACAAATAGCACGTTGTGCGGGAACCGGGGTGGATCCTCGGGCGGCTCGGCCACCATCAATCCGGCGTCCAGCAACACCAGCTGCAGCAGCGTCTTGCGCACCTCCAGCGGCTGGTGCATCACATCCTGGCCGTCGAACACGAGCAGGTCGAATGCGCAGTAGGTGACAGGCGGTGAGCGCCGGCCGATGCGGTTCGCGCGCAGGGCGTGAAAGGTGTTGAAGTCCGACACGCCGAGCCTGTCCAGCACGCACAGCTCGCCATCCAGAAGGTGTGGACCGCCGTCCAGCCTGGCCAGCCCGTCGACCACATCGGGGTAGCCTCGGGTGAAGTCCTTGAGGGCCTTGCTGAGAAGCTGGACCTTGCCGCCCTCAATGCGCGCCAGGCAGCGATAGCCGTCGTACTTGATCTCGTACAGCCACTCTGGGTCGGTGAACGGCCGGCGCAGCGCATCTGGCGCCTGCATCGGGGCGGGGATGGCGATCACCTGGCAGTTATACCGGGGCCGGCTATGCTCTGTGGATGGGCAACCCTGCCATCAGACCCGAAGACGGCGGCTCCTGCATGGAGTGCCGACACTTCCTGGGCGCGCGCAGCCATCCGGTGCACCGGGTCTGTGTCGTGTGCGCCAAGGTAGGCGACTTCTACGGCAATGCTGCGGCGGGGTGCAGGTACTGGGAGCGGAGCGACGAGGACCGTCGAAATCCCGAGAACAGGCCCGCGGGATCCACATCGGCCACGTAGGCAAAACAGTAGGCATGATGGGGAAAGCTGAGCCGTAAGCCGCGTCAATCCTCACTTCGTGCCTCCCTCCGTCTCCGCCAAGCGCAACCCAATTTCCCCCTCCGAACCCCGCTGAGTCAGGCACAATCCCCTGTGTAATCAACGACTTGCGAGGGGTCTCGATCCCCCGAGTCGCAACGAACGCAGCGCACTACAGCAGAGTCGCACCGCCGCCGTGACGGCAAGGCTGTAGGTAAGCGCAGAGGGGAACGAGACTTTGCCTACAGCCAACACGCTGACCGACGCACTGTGCCGCAAGGCGCCGCCGGGAAAGAACTTCGACGGCCACGGCCTGTACCTGCATGTGACGCCCGCCGGCGGCAAGACCTGGCGCATGGCCTACCGCCTGGAGGGCAAGCCGCAGACGGCGACATTCGGGCCGTACCCGCTCCTGACCCTGGCCGATGCGCGAAAGAAGCGCGACGAGCTGCGCCGGCAACTGCTGGACGGCGCTGACCCCCGGCCCAAGGTGCAGAAGAAGACGCCGACGCTGGCCGAGGCGATCGACACCTACTGGGGCGAGAAGCGCAAGGACATCAGCGACAGCTACCGCGACAATGTGACGCGCGGGCTGGAGCGGCACCTCGAGGGTGAGCTCGGCGAGCGGCCGATCGGCCAGATCACCAAGGACGACCTGCTGGCGGCCCTGAACAAGATGGACGCCGCCGGCCTGCACGTCTACGTGCGCAAGGTGCGGGTGTGGGTGGGTCAGGTGTTCGACTGGGCCATGGAGCAGGGCTGGCGCCAGGACAACCCGGCCGCCGCGATCAAGCCAGAGAAGGCCTTTGGCAAGGCCGAGGTGGTGAGCCACGCCGCGCTCGAGCTGGCCGATGTTCCGGAGTTCATGCGCCGGCTGCACGCCGAGGGGCAGATCCTGTCGGTGCTGGCGGCCAAGATGCTTGCGCTCACCTGGGTCCGCACGGGCGAGCTGCGCATGATGGAGTGGAGCGAGATCGAGGGCGACCTGTGGCGCATCCCCAAGGACAAGATGAAGCGCCGCCGGGATCACCTGGTGCCGCTGTCGCGCCAGGCGCTGGCGCTGCTCGAGCAATTGCGGGCGCGCAGCCGAGGCGAGTACGTTTTCCCGAACGACCGCCGGCCGGATCGCCCGATGTCGGAGAACAGCATCCTGTACCTGATCGGGCGCATCGGCTACGGCGGCCAGATGACCGGGCACGGCTTTCGCGCCGTGGGCAGCACCTGGGCCAATGAGCGCGGCTATCAGGCCGACGCCGTGGAGATGCAGCTGGCCCATGCGCCCAAGGACGAGACCCGGGCGGTCTACAACCGGGCCGCGTACCTAGACGCTCGGCGCGGGATGCTGCAAGCCTGGGCCGACTGGATCGACGATGCGTATGCCGGCGGCGTGAAGCGTTGACAGCCGCCAGCCCTTCGTGCGCTGGCTGAGGTCAACGTCCGGCTCCGGCAGCTTGCCGTCGCGCAGGCAGCGGCGCAGCCACTCACTGCTGCGGCCCAGGGCCTTGCACAGCTCGGCGCGGTAGATCACGCGATCGATAGCCGCAGCCTGAATTGCGCTGTGGTCGCTCATGTTCTTCCTCTAGATGGATAGCGCAAACGTGCAGACGTCTGCGGCCTTGATTCGATTGGGGGAGGGCATCAGCTTTCCCATGCGAGTGCGACCGGCGCAGCTGGCTTGGCGCGAGCCTCGCTGCAGTCGTATGGGTTGATGGAGAAGATCCCGCACAGCTTGATGAACGGATGCCACGTCAGGCCGTCCTCGTGCTGCGTCTTGACGAACTGCGGCATCTGCTCGGGCAGCATGTCGCCGTCGTCGTCCACGATGGCGTAGTGCGTAACCTCGACGTGATCGCCCAGCCAGTGCGCGATCTCCTTGCCGCGCGGGCCGAGCAGGCTGGGAGTGCGGTCGATGATCGGCAGGCCCAGCGCCGGGCCGATCTTGCGCCAGTCAGGATCCAGCCGCCACGTCGAGGACAGGACAACCTTGATGTCTCCGGCCTTGCACAGCCCGCGAAGCAGCGCCACGGCGATCATGTCGAACATGGCAAGGCCGCCGGGCGTCACGTCGTGCGGGTAGCCGTTGAGGGCGACGACGGAGCGGTGGCTGTTGAGCACTCCGTCGATGTCCAGGAACAGGACTCGCATCAGCTTTCCTTCCCAGCGCGACGAATGGCTGAAATGCGGAGCGCGTGAATCGCCTCGTCAGGCAGCCGCAGGTAGATCCCGTCATGCACGAAGCCGACGAAGGCGCGCATGTCGTCCTCCTGCTTGCCGGTGGCCTTGTCAACCATGGCTTCGATGGGCGAGCGCTTGGCCGTGAGGGATGCCCCATAGAGCCTGTCGAGCTGCTCGATCAGCTCCGGTGTCTCAATGGCCTCTTGCAGGCAGGCCATGAAGGCCGGATCGGCGTAGGCCATGGGCAGCGGCAGTCGGACGCTCATTCCTGTGCTCCCAGCTTGCGAATAGCAGCGGCGACCTGATCCGGCGGAAAGTGGTCGCACTTCACCTCCGCGATCACCGCTGCTTCCTCCAGTGCCTGAGAGCGGGATGCGGTCCACACATCGCGAGCGAACGCGAGAAGGTGTGCGCGGTCCTCGCCGACCACGAGGTTGAGGCTGTGCGGTGCCATCAGCACGGTCAGGTGCATTTCCGAGCCTGGCTCGATCTTCGATGCCTTGTTGTCGCTCATTTCCCTTGTTCTCCCAGAGCAGCCAGAGAGGTGCGGAACGCATCCCATGCGTCGCGATTCGCCCCCTTCATTGCTTCGCGTGCCTTCTCTGCCACGTCCAGAAGCGCCAGCGCGGTTGCTGGCGTGAATGCGCAGCAGAAGTCCCGGTTGGCCTCCCAGTTGTTGGAGTCGCGCGGGTGCGTTCCGCTGTAGCCCTCGTCGGCCTTGCTTGCCAGCTCGCGCAGCTTGTTGATGTCCATCATTCCTCCCCCCCTGCTGCGCTCAATGGCGGCGCTATCTGGGCGCTGCTCCAGTTGCCGGGGGCTCATGCGGCCTCCAGCCGCGAGACGGTCAATGGCGCGTGCGATGCTGTCCAGCACCTGTAGTTGCTGCACGCTAGCGACTCGCCAATCAATATGCCTCTCGTGGTCGATCTCGGGGCCGTACTTCATACGCGGGCCTCTGCTGCGAGCCTTCATGACATTGAAGCGGCGCACCTGCAACTCGGACTTCATGCGTTTCTCCCCAACGCCGTGGCTGCAACGCCTTGCCGGGGTTTCATGAACACCATCCAGTGCGTGCCGGACTTGCGGCCGGTGGTGTTGCCGAACAGCGGGCGAATCGGCGCCAACTCGAGCACCTGGCGCACGCTCACCTGTGTTTCGTTCCACTTGAACACCAGCACACCGTCGGTGGACAGCACGCGGAAGCATTCGGCGAACCCTTGTCGAATGTCGTCGCGCCAGCCATCACGGCTCAGCTTCCCGTACTTGGCGGCCAGCCAACTCTTTGGGCCAGCCGTGTGAAGGTGCGGCGGGTCGAACACCACCAGCTTGAACGTCCCTTCGGCAAACGGCAGCTTGCGAAAGTCCAGCTTCACGTCCGGCTCTACTCGCAGGACGCGCCCATCGCATAGCGTCTGCTCGGTGCTGCGCAGGTCGCCGAATACCACCTGCGGGTTCTCGCGGTCGAACCAGAACATCCGGCTGCCGCAGCACGGGTCAAGAATCAGTTGCAGCCCCGTCATTTCCTGTCCATTCCATCTTGGGCATCCTGGCTGCCAGCAAGGTAGCCTTTGGCCCCGCAGTTGTCGCAATGCACCTGCGACCAGCCGCCGTGATGCCCGACATGCGCGTGGCTGTAGCTCTTGCAAAAGGGGCAAGGTCCGATCTCGGCCATTACTTCATCTCCTCGTTGTTGGTGGATAGCCCGCCCTGCACCTGGGAGCGCAGAAGGGCGAGGGCTTCCGTCGTCAGGTCAATGGCGGCGACGCAATCGGTGTAGACAGAAGGAGGCCCGAACACTCCGTCGTCGCCGATGTAGTCGCGGGCATGCTCCATCGCGATCTGTGCCTGTCGCAGTGCCTCCATCACCTTCCCCTCCTGCGGGATGGGAGGGTGGGTGTAGAGCGGCGTTGCCTCACGGCCAAGCTCAAGCGCCAGCATGGTGCTCATGTCCGGGTCCTGTTCGGGCGGCACGAACGAGCATTCCTTGCTGCCGTCCGGGTTCGTCCACAGCCACGCCACTGGCTGTGCATCCTGAGACTGCGCCACGCCATGCCGAGCCAGCCTCAACGCATCTTCTGGCGACTCTCCGGCTCGCTCCAGAATGCCTGCAACGTTGCGCGTGGTCTGGTCGTCTGGCTGGGTGGAGGACACCAGCTTGCCGATGGCTGCGAGAAGGGCGGCTTTGGCCTCGGCGACCTGCTCATCACGCAGACGTTCGACGGCCGGCTTGTCCAGAGTGGCTGCAATGCCGGCATGCTGGGCGCGAGCTAGAGCGGCATTCAGCAGCCGCTCGAGGTCCTTCGTGGCTTCGTTGGGGGTGGGGTTCATGGCTGGCTCCGTAGTTCCGCCACGTTCGGATAGATGCCCATGGCCCTTTCCAGTTCGACGCACAGGTTCTGGCAAACCGCCATCGGGTCAAGGCGGTCCAAATCAAAGCCGTACAGGTCGTTCTCGCAAAGCGCAGCGGCCTCACCCTTGCCGGCCTCCTCGTAGAGCGCTTTCATCTTGGACTTGAGCGCGGCGTCCTCGGTCGGGAAGAACTCGCCGCCGGTGGACAGCAGCACCGCACGAATGAAGCAGTCGCGCACGTCGCGGAAGGTCAGGCCGCGCACTTCTGTTGCACCGCGCTGACCGGTGCTGGTATGGGGTTGGCCGTTGTAGGGACGCGCCCGCCTCATGTTGTGATCGTTGAAGCCCAGGTCATGCTCGATCTGATCCCAGAGTCGGTCCAGTCCGCTCATTGCTTCTTCTCTCCTTCCTTCGCTGCTGGAGGCAGCGCAATGCCGTGTGCGGCTTCGATAGCTCGGACGAGCGGCATTGCGATTGCCTTGACCCACACCATGTCCAAGCTGTTCTCGCCCCATGCGCCCTCGGCCTGGTTCTCGTCGGGGCCGAACAACTGCTTGGCGATGGCGACGACTCGCTCCTCCGTCAGCATCCTCACTGCCTGCTGCGCGGGCTGCTGCGGTGCGGCGGCCACAAGCTCTGCGGCTTGATGACGCGCGGCGCGGTGGCCCTTGCGGAAGCCATCCAGCCACTTTTCCGGCGCTGCGTCGGGCAGGATTCCGTCGGGCAGATTGAGGATGGCCGCGTGCAGGTCGGTCTGCTGCGCTGGCTGCTGTGCCTGTGTGGGGGCCACAAGAGCGGCGCGGCACTGTGCGCAGCCAACCCATTCGGCATTCGGGCCAAGGCCGGTATTGCCATGGTCGCATCGCCAGAACTTGCCCGACGTGACCATCAGCGGGTGCGGCAGGTACACATTGCGCCCGACGAGCGCGGATTCGTCAGCCGGCACCGTCAGCGCCTCCTGCTGCTGTGCCTGTGAGGCTGCTTGCAGGAGTGAGGACACGACGGCTTCCAGTTCGGATCGCACGCGGTATCTGGCAGCGGTGCTCGCTTCCCAATACTTGTCAGCCGCTTCCATGATCTGCGTGATGCGCGGGTCAACCATGGGAGCCTCCGTTGCGACCGATGGATGCGTCCAGCAGGCGCGTGATTTCCTTGAGCGCAGCCAGCTCCTGCTCCGACCGGCGCTCGCGGGCCTCGGCATCAAAGACTTGCTGGGTAAAGGAGCGCTCCCCCATGTTGCACAGCGTGCAGGCGTCGGCCACCACGGCGAACGGCACTGCCAAGAGGCGTCGCAGCTTCATTTGCCGTCCTCCTTCCGCACTTCCACCGCCTGCGCTGCTGGCTGTCCTACTGGCGCTGCTGCTCGATCTGCGCTGGGGGCGGCGAGAGCGGCGCGAGGTTCGCAACGCATTAGGCGGTTGGATAGCTCCACGACCGTACTGGCATCGCTGGCAGTTGCTTGGCCGTTCACGATGCGCCGCGCGATGGCGTCAGCCTCGGCGTGCAGTTCGGCATTCGTGTTGCGGCTGTCCATCACTTCCCTCCGGAGTTGCCGTGAACGATGGAACGAATGTCGCCGGCCAATTCGCGCAGGCGGTTGTATTCGTCCTCGTACTTGCGCGAGATTTCCCGCACGCCGGTGTCGCGGTCGGTCAAGGAGTGCTGGTCCGCGAGGTCGTCGGCCATCTTTTCCAGCATCGCAGCGGCGGCATTGACTCCCGCCGTGAACTCGTCCTGTTGATCGCTCATGCCTTTACCCTCCAGCAGTCACCGTGCCACGTATCCACGCCGTAGCCCGTCACCTTCACCGCCTTGCAGCCGTCGCGGCATGGGCCGATCTGCTTGGCACAGTAGGGAGCCTTCTCGCTCGCGGTCGAGGGCGTCCAGCCTGCGGGCCACTCCTGCCTCTCCATCAGGGCGGCGGGCACCACGGGTGCGGGCGCAGCCTCGCTGCTGGTGGCTGGCTGTCCTACTGAGGGAGCGGCAGCGAGAACGGCGCGGAAGTCGTCACGAGCGCTGACAAGGCGCGGATGGCCTTCGGAGCCCTCGGCCCAGATGCACCCGGCCTCCAGTGCCACTGTCACGCGGCGGGCAAGCTCCACCGGCACCAGCTTGTAGCCCTCTGCTGGCTGTCCTGCGGGAGCTGCGATGGGGGCGCCCATGGCAGCGTCGATTTGCTCGCGGATCGTGCGAGGCGATTGGAGCGCGTCGTAGGTCCATGAGTCCCACTGGAACCCTCTGGCGCTGCTCTCCCGTCGCCGCGCTTCCAGCCAGTCCAGTCGCCGCGCGTCGTCTCCGATGGGGGCATCAGCCCTGGCTGGGGTGGCAGGGCGAGCGCGGAAAATCAGCGCGACAAGATCATCGACGGCTGGATGGTCTGAGCCCAGCGCCCCGACGAGCATCGCCATCAGGCGCTTGTCGCCATCGGTCACGTTCGCCCCCATGATCGTCCAGCCGAAGTCGGTCGATCCGTACTCAGGAAACGTCGCCTCCCCCTTGGGTGCGGCACCCTCCTGCTGTACGGGGGATGCGGCACGCTCGCGCATCTTGGCCGCGATCACATCCGGCGCGTCCCGCAGGAAGTCGATGAACGGGTGCGCGCGGCTGTCATGCGCCTCGCCGTCGTCCATGTAGGCCAGCGGGCCGGCATAGACGCTGCACAGCAAGCGGCGCAGCGTCCGCTCATCGCTCACCATCTGTCCGGCCTGCTCCTGCGCTGGAGGGGCGGACAGGGCGGCATCCAGGCGGTAGATGCACACGGAGCCGTCCTCGAACTTCTCCGACCAGCAGAACGGCACGCCGTTGCCGTCGGTGGCCCAGTGTTCTTCGATGTCCTCGGCCAGCAGGTCGCGCCAGCGGTCATCCGGCCCGCAGGCGACTTCCTTCTCCATAAGGAGGCACAGCTCATCCCAGCCTTGCACCATGAGCGCGCCTGCACCGTCGCCGTGGCAGGCGTAGCAGAAGGTCGCGTGCTGCAGGGCCGGGTGCGGCGCGATGATCTGTACCGCTGCCTGTCGCAGGTCGGGCGCGGGATGCGATGCAAGGGCGGCGCAGAACTTCGCCCACGATTCATCGCCGAACGCGACTGCCGGCTGATACGGATTGGCCCTGTTGCGGTACACCGTGGCGCCGCATTCCTGCGCGAGCTGGAGGGTAGCGTCGATTGCCGGGGAGGTCATGCTTGTTCTCCTCGGGCACGGGCGCGTCCAGCTGCTAGCGCCTGTTCGGGCGTCGGTGTGCCGGCGGAGGCCTTGCCAAAGACCGGGTGCGCGCAGGCGAACAACCGCTCCACCCGCTCGCGCGTCTCGTGGTCGTAATAGCCCGCCC